CCCCAATAGTCCCCACTTGTCCCCCCAAAGTATCGTAAAGTATCGTGGCATGGGCAAACACCTGGGGTTCCGTGTCGTGCAAGAGGGTGAGCGCTGGCGCGGATTCTACCGAGACGGCAAGCGCTACCGCTCCAAGACCTGGGACACGGAGGCTCTGGCCACGGCTTGGGCCAGCGGGAAGACTGCCGGCGGCAGCGTGCCGGGGATCGCCCTACCCGTGGCAAAGTCTCGGGCCGATACTTCGGAGCTGGCCAAGACCTTCGTTGCGGCCCTCGACATCAAGCGCCGGTCGATCTCCCATCAGGCCAACGTCCGGCACACCCTCGACCTGATGGCAGCTGCCGTGCCGGATCTGGCTGCGCCTGATGCTCACCGGCAGATGGAGGCGTGGCTGGAGGGCGTGCAGCTGGACCGGGTAGGGCGGCATCGCCGGAAGCGCAGCAAGGCCCCGAGCCCGGGCTACCGCAACCGCTTGATCGCGGAGGTCCGCGCCTTCTGCCGCTGGCTGGTGCGGAAGGAGTACCTGACAGTGGATCCGAGCCGGACGCTGGAGCGGGCGACGGCACACCGGGAGATCAAGGCGCAGTTCAGCGTGGACGATGTTCGGCAGCTCTGCGCCCCGTGCGCCGACCATCCGCGGCAGCGCTGGGTGGCGCTGATGCTGCTGGCTGGGCTCCGAGCTGACGAGGCAGCAGCAATCACTTGGGCGGATCTCGTTGGCGGCCAGCTCTACGTTCGCAAGCACGCCGGCCACAGGCTCAAGCGGGGCAAGGAAAGGCTGGTCCCTCTCCAGGCACGTCTAGCCGAGATTCTTGGCCCAGCGGGGCAGGGGACGGTCGCGCCGCTGACTGGAGCCCGCAGCACGGTCCAGATGGGCCGGCACTTCCGGACCTACCTGGATCACTGCGGCATCAAGCCCGGCCAGCGCACACCGCACAGCTGTCGCCACACCTACGGTGCCCTGATGATCGCCACTGGCTGCCCAGACATCCTGGTCAAGGCGTACATGGGGCATGAGGCGGTGGCGACTACAGCGGACTACGCCAAGGCCGCGCCGCTCCACGTCGAGGCGGTCAAGGGGTGGGGGATGGGGAATCTGCTGCCGGTGGCGTAGGCCAATCCCATGCAGCTGCGTCTTCTGGCCCCGTTGGGAGCGGCGTCGGCGTCGGCCGAAATGGATCTCGCGGCACCAGCGCCTCCGCCGGTCGCGGCAGCATATCGAATACCGCCTTGGATATTTGCGATTCACGTTCAGCCCACAGCATAATGGCCTCCGCTAGATCGCCGTCCCGGTAAGGGGCCTTTTTCTTGAGGTATCGTTTCGCCGTGCGGCACTTCTCATTTAGCCGCGCCATGGTGCTTGCTCGGGACTTCACCGAAGCTCCATGTAGGCATGGAGCACTGCCCAGCCACCTACGTTCACCACGGTTGCAACGTGCGTGAAGTTCGGAGGCGGCTCATCGTCACCGGTCGCAACGAGGATCACGCGGATCGGCGGGCCTTCTGGGACCACTGGGACAGCAGCCCACACACAGATGCCGTACCCCTGCTCCGCGACATGCAGGACGGCGCTGCCGCCTGGGATCTCGACCGCGGTTCCGCCATCCTCAAACCGATACTTCCAGATTTTGCGCTCGGTGCTCATGTCTTTACCAGCTCCAGCTTCATCCCGAAGTACCGGGCCAGCGCCTCGGCCTGCTCCAGGGTGATGTGGGTCTTGTAGCTCACTCCGTCCTTGGATGCCTCGCCGTCGTCCTTCTCGTAGTTGGCCAGGGTGGTGAAGCGAATGCCAGTCTTGGCATCGATGGCGCGTAGGCTTTCTTTGCGATTCCGCAGCGCTTGGCGCAGAGCGCGGTCGCAGGGGGTGGCGATACGGGGGGGCATTCAAGACTCCAGGTGACGGTGTGCGTCGGCAATGGTCGCGGCGAGCTGGGCCGCGATCAAAGCGCAGCCGTCGCGCTCTGCCAGGATGGCGAGCAGCTTTTCAGACTCGGGCAGGTACTTGGCCAGCCAGTCCTTGGGCATGTCCCTGATGCCGTCGCGCAGGTTGTCGATCCTGTCCGCGATCTTGATGAACGCGGCCGGGGCCGACATGCGGCGCAGCTCGGCCAGGAACAGTTCGCCCTTCACGCCCTTCCCCGTGGCCGGGTCAATGGGCTTGGTCAGCTCGCGGACCAGGGCCAGGGTGTAGGGCGACAGGCTGGCCTCCGCTTCCGCCTGGAACGCGGGGCAGTCCTCCAGCACGTCGTGGCACCAGGCCGCGGCGATCTGCTGTTCCGTGCCGCCGAATTGCTCGACCAGGCAGGCGACCCGGTACGGATGCACGATGTAGGGGATTCCTGTAACCTTGCGCCGCTGGCCCATGTGGGCGCGTGCTGCTAGGTCGGACGCCATGGCGATCAGGTTGCTGTGAATCTGTCCGATTCCTGGCAACGCCGGCTTGAGCGATGGCTTGAGTGCAAGCTTCATGATGCACACTGTACGGATGGCGGACAAGAGGCAAGCTCCTGCCGCAACGTCTGGACAAACGGGCTCCACACCTTGGACCAGAACCAATCGACGCATGGCTTTTCCCGGTGCTGGATCCATTCGTACCAGCATTCCCCGTTCACGGTTGGCAGGTCGGCAATGCTTTCCTCGCTCTCTGCTGACTCGACATCATCCCACAGATCGCGGGCCTGGCTCCGGTCAAGGCTGCCGTCGCGCCGGCATTCAATGATGTATCGCTTGATGTCGGTCTTGGTCTGGTCCTCGTCCCATTCCATCAGCCGGCGATTTCCAAACAGCTTGCCCGTGGCATAGTCGCAGTTGAGCCCGATCAGGAACCGCTTGAGGCTATCGCTGCCCCTGGCCCGCCAGTAGTGGCTGCCGTTCAGTTCGTCGTACTCCGAGCAGGTTACGGACACAAAGCCCTGGTCAGCGTCGAGGCTGATCATGCATGGGCCGACCTTGTAGGTTTCCAATTGCTGGCGGGTGACGGCGTAGGTCATGGCTTCGCCTCGCTGGCCAGCGCATCAACCTCGTCCGCGGTCTTAAGTATGAACGCCGGCCATGGGCCCATGGGCTCGTCCTCAAAGCTCTTAAGCAGCGTAGCGTCAGCTCTCATCTTCTGCGCACGCCACTTGATCTGGCGCACGGTGGCTCCCTTGGCGATGGCGGCACGGACGCCGGCAAGCGTGGCCTGGCGGATGTCTTCGTAGCTCACTTGGCTTTCTCCTTGGCGTCTTCTTCTTCGATCTCCCGGCGCAGCTTGGCGATCCATGCGGCGCATGCCTGGCACTGGCGGTCGTATGTGGCCTTCTGGTCGGGCGTCATGCCCACAGGCTGGTCGTTCTTGCGGCGTGGCATGGCGTCCTCAGTCGATGTTGTTGGCGGCGAGGAACGACGAGTAATCCCCGTCGCGCTTCCGGTTGTATTTCGGCACGGGACCGACAGCCGGGCTGGTCCGCTTCTTCGGGCTGTCGTTGCAGACGTAGGCCCCGCCAATGTCGTTCAGGAGATCGACAAGCATCAGCTCGGCCTCGCCGTAGTCCTTGGCCTGTAGCTTGTTCAGGGCCATGGCCACGAAGTTCTTGAGCCCTTCGGTCTTGTTCTTGGGGTCGGGGTAGGGGAGGCTCATGGGTTCATTCCTTACGTTGGTTGTTGTACGGCATCCGTACTTGATTGCAAGATCAAACTTCCTGCATCCCGCATCCGCCCCAGCCGCGGGGCTGGGCATCGTTGAATTCCTGGGCGCTGGCGAAGCCGTCAGCATCCATCAGCGCCTTGTCCAATTCCTGAGCATTGGCAAACCAGTTGTCGGCGGCGGCTCCGTCGTCGGGCGGATCGTTTGGAAAATCGGGCATGGTGGGGTCCTTCATTGGTTGTGTTCTTCGTTCCACTTCAGCTCAGCCGCGTAGCACGCTGGGCAGAACCCGGCGCGGTCGTCCAGGCACGGGCCGCGCACATCACTCAGGGTCGGCTTGTTGCACCGCCGGCAGGGGGAAACCTGGATCCGCTTGCTGAATCTCTGGCCACGGCTGGCGGCGACCTCGGCTGCGCAGGCGTTGATGACGGCAACGCTCTTGTCGATCAGGCGCTGGACGCTGGCTGGCCGGCTCATCCGCACACCGCCAGCCGGACGCCGTTGGCGCTGTCCAAGTAAACGTAATAGGTATCCCGGCTCAGCTTGAAAGTCAGCGGCTTGCCCCAGCCGGGCAGGACGGCGACCAGAACGGGACTGGCCAGGCCGGCGCGGGTAGCAGCCGCGAACGACGCCAGGGCGGCATCGAACAGCTTGGGGTTGAAGGCGGCGAGCGGCATTGCTGGTTCTCCGTGGGTGACGAGCGGAGCTTAGTGTACGGGTTCCGTACACGCAAGAGGAATCTGGTGGCGGAATGTTGTTGACGTGTACGGACTCCGTACTACTGTTCCAGTGTACCAAGGAGAGGACCGATGAGCTTCAAGCCCAGCAACGACGCCAAGAAGGTCTTGGCCGACGCCTACAATATGGGCCTGGTGACCGATGAGTCGGTTGCCGACCTCGCCGCCATGGCCGACGCTGGCGACTATGCCGGCTTCAACGCCCTGATGAGCGCGGTTGCCGCCAAGCTGGACGGCCTGAAGGAGGCGATGACATGAACATCATCATCGACGCCGAGCAGATTCGGGAAGAAAGCTACTTCAACCTGTGCGCTATCGCCAGCGCCACGGGGTATGCCAATCCCGTGGCGGCTCTGGCCGTGACCAAGGAGCTGGTTGCGTGCGAGAAGGACGAGAACGGAAACATCACCAGCGCCCGGTTGCTGGACACCAAGGAGGAAGCATGAAGACCACCAAGCTGGCGGCGCTGGCTGGCAGTAAGACCCTGACCACCCGGACCCTGGAGCAGGCCACGGCCATGGGGTTCAGCGTTATGGTCGTCGCCAAGCCCGTCAGCTGGAAGGCGGCATAATGCCCTACGCCGGCAAGTTCCGCGGCCCGTTCCCGGTCAAGGCGTTTGCCTTGGCCAGCGTGATCGTGACCGAGCCAGCCGAGCGCAATCGTTGCAACCCCGTCTGGCAGTGGGCCGTCCTGAGCGCGGCCGAGAAGCTGACCGGATGGGCCTACGCCATGACCTTCAGCGGCGAAGTCCGCAGCATGGCTGTCCCGCGCACAACCCCCATCCCCAAACCGGAGCCAACATGAACGATGATCCCAAACTCATCCCCCGCGCCAACTGGCAGACCAAGCAGCGCGGCACCAACCAGGACGAGTATGAAAAACCTGAGCTACCTGGCTATGGACGAAGCTGGACAGCACGCCACGCCCTACGCCATCGATCTGTTGCGTGCTTGAGCACCCGCGAAATGACCGTCGAAACTCCTGACGGGGAAGAAATCGACGCCACCGTCCACTACGAATACGAAGCCCCGAGCCGTGCGCCGGATGGCTGGATGAAGGGGGCGCTGTGGATCTACAAGATTGAACGGGATGGGGTGGAAATCTACGTGTCGGATGAGGTGAAGGGGAAGCTTGAGGATATTTTGTATGAGCGGGAGTGCGGCCGATGAACGTCCTCGTCGCCTGTGAATCCAGCGGAACGGTGCGCGAGGCGTTCCGCAAGCTGGGGCATAACGCATGGTCCTGCGATCTGCTGCCGTCCGATGACAACAGTCCATACCATACAGTCGGGGATGCGCGATACGTCATCGCCAACATGATCGCCAACGACGGGCGCGACATGATACCGATCAGCCAAGCGGAGTGGGATCTGGTCATCGCCCACCCGCCTTGCACGCACCTTGCGTCCAGTGGGGCGCGGCACTTCGCTGCGAAGCAAGCCGACGGTAGGCAGCGAGAGGGTATTGACCTGTTCTTGGCCATTCGGGAATGCTGCAAGAAGAACGCCAAGAAGTGGGCAATCGAGAACCCTATCGGCATCATGTCCTGCTTGTGGCGGAAGCCTAACCAAATAATCCACCCGTGGCAGTTCGGGCATGACGCCAGCAAGGCAACCTGTCTTTGGACATATTGCCTTCCGCCGCTAATGCACACCCGTGTGGTGGAAGGCCGGGTTGTGAATGGAAGGGTTAGATACGGAAACCAGTGCGATAGCGGGCAGAACAAGCTGCCGCCATCCAAGGACCGCTGGAAGATCCGCAGTAAGACGTACCAAGGGATTGCGGATGCGATGGCGGCCCAATGGTCTTGACACACCTGTCTTTACGAGGCCGCTGATGATCGCTGACCTCCACCGCTGGGGATACCACCTCGTCCCCTGGTCCCGATCCCCCCGCAAGCCGATGATCCAGGGCTGGCTGGACAAGCCGACCGATCCGACTGGGTTCTTGCGGGCCTATGGGGATGACATGGATTGGGCGGTCGTTCCGAAGAACGGGGTTGTTGTACTGGACATCGAGATGAAGGGCGGACTGGATGGCCAAGCCGAGTTCGATGCGCCGGCCGCGCCGGTCTACCTAGACTGTGCCAACGACGGCAAGGGCGGGGACATCACTCGCGACGGTGCGCCGCTGCTGACTTATGACGAATGGATGGGGGCCTGATGCCCCACGTCCGCACTGAATACCACTGGCTGGCCGACTGCCAGATGTGGATGTTCGTGGTCATTGATGACGCCGATGAAGTCTATGCCTGCGGCAGCGAAGCCGACCTGGAGATCGCGGCGAAGCGTGCCGGTAAAACGCTGGAACGACTGAAAAAACAATAGGTTTATTCTATTTTGTCGTTTCATGTTGACAAGTAAGGTGTTTACCTTATACGAGTACACAGCGCAGCGGCCCCTGGCAGGGACGCAGCAACGGAACCCTTCACAATGACCCTCAACAACCCCCGAAGCATCGCCAATCAAGAAGCCGGCCCGCGAGTGAAGGCGCGTGGTCTGCAAGCCAGCTTGATTGACGATGCTTCGTTTGCTGTTGGAGGCCGCTGCTGATGGCCCGTATCAGAACCGTCAAGCCTGAGTTCTTCGAAGACGAGAACCTGGCCAAGCTCTCCCCACATGCCCGGCTCCTGTTCATCGGCCTGTTCCAACTGGCCGACAAGAACGGTGTCCTGGAGAACCGGCCGGCCTGGATTCAGTCCAAGGTCTTCCCGTATGAGTCCGGGGAAGCATCGGATGTTTCCCGGTTGCTTCCCGGGTTGGTCCTGGGGAGGTACTTGGTCGAGTATGAAGTGAACGGCCGGGCCTACCTGGCTGTCCGCAACTTCTCCAAGCACCAGCGAATCACTGGTAAAGAGGCTAAGAGCAACGGGTTGCATCCGCTGCCTCCGTCAGGTGATGCGCCTGGGAAGCACCGGGGAAACACCGGGGAAGCACCCGGGGCGACTCCGGATGCCCAGGAACAGGGAACAGGGAACAGGGAACAGGGAACAGGGAACAGGGAGAATTCGGATGCGCCTGAGGCTGCGCCTCCCATCGACCCCGAAGCCCGGTGGCCATACGAACGCGCCCTGCCCTGGGCAATCCAGATCCAGGCACTCGGGGGGAAGATCGGCTCGGGCAACTGGATGGCCTGGAAGCGGCTGAGCGAGCTGCACCCGGCATCGACCCTGGCCCGGGCAGCCGAGAGCGTGCGCGCCGATCAGCGCTGGCCCGATCAGGTCGAAATGGCGATCAAGCAAATGCCGCCGCCCGTGCGCAAGGTCGAGCGCAGGCCAGAGCCGACGCCCGAAGAACGCGAGCGCAGGCGGCAGGCGGTTGCTGAGCTGGCGAAGCGGACTGGCCTAGCACCTGTGGGGGCAGCATGAAGCCCCGCATCGTCCCCTCCATGGCCGAAGCGAAGGCATTGCCCGTGCAATGGACCGAGGGCGTCATCTGCAACGCAGTGGCTGCGTATGTCGAATGGTGGCGCAACACCGTGGTGCCGAACGTCTATCTCGGACCAACTGGCCGCGAGATCGATGTGGCTGTGATGACCAAGGCTGGACTGCTGTGGGCGTTTGAGATCAAGACCAGCCTGGCCGACTGGAAGCGCGACCTAACGAAGCGCAGGTACCCGGCATGCGCTGAGCCGGCGCGGTTTTACTACGTCGTTCCCGAGACGCTGGTGCAGTGGGCTGAGCGCCCGACGTGCCATGCGTGGACAAAGTTGAGCCCAATTATTCCCGAGTGGGTTCCGAAGCACGCAGGCATCGTCTTCCTGCGCAATGACCGGCAGATGACCACTTACGACGATGGCGTTCATGTGTTCGATACACCGAAGCGCGGATACGTTCACCCATGCAAGAGCATCCACCGTCGCCCGCTGGATCCGAAGTATCGCGGAGGTAGCATGAACATCTTCGAAGAAGTCGAAAAGCTCCCGCGGCACCACCGCCTGGCTCTGGCCGGCTACATCCTGCGCAGCGTCAAGCCCAAGGGCGATGAGAAGAAACGACTGCTGGGCAGGTACCAGACGGAGGAAGTTCACGATTACAAACCACATGATCTCGGCGAAAGCCGCCCGGAGGGGGTCTAATGGGATGGTCACCAACCAAAACGCGCCGATATGCAAAGCCCACGACGAAGCGGGAATACGAGAGAATGCATGCGCGCGCTTTATCGGTTAAAGATCGTGAGCGCACATTGCGCGTGAGCGAAACATTTCGGCTCGTCATGCTGAAGCTGTTCCCGAAAGCTTCGCAGGCTGAAATCGCACGAGCTGTAGATCTCCCAGTGGCTGCCATCACCAAGATCATGTGTTGTGAGACATATGGCTATGACCGTCTGGAACCTGTGCTGGCACGAATTGCAGCATACATCGAAAGGATGAAAGCATGATCATCATTGGACAAGGATGCGGCAGAACCACCGGACACGGTGAAACCTGCTGTGCGAAGGCCGGCTTTGCGATGCATGCTCGACTATTCAACGCATGAGGGGAATCCGATGAGACATCATCTCACCATGGCGCTGATGGCTGCACGGTTGTCGATATGCAGCGCTGACAGCCGTGGAGACATCCGCTGGCGTAAAGGATCGGACCGCCAGCTGAGCAAGCGGCAGAAGACCCGCGCCGCCAAGAAACGGAAGAAGCTGCACAGGAAGCAGGGCCGCCAATGAGACTGCCAAACACCACGATCAAGCGCGACGAGAAGTACGTCACCATCCGCATCCCGCTCCGCGTGGCAGCTGCCATGACCCAGGAGTATTGGGACATGCTGGCGACCAACACCAGGCGATTGCTGCCAGACGTAACGCCAATCCAGAACCTGACAGCGAAAGTCAAAGCGCCATGACAATCATGGCCCATCACTTCGACATTGGCTGCAATGAGTGCGGCGACTGGCGGGCGGTCACAGCGAACACCGCTGGCGCTGCCCGTCGCTCACTCAAGGCCAAAGGCTGGGTGAAGATCAGCGAATGCGGTCGCATCAATGATCTTTGCCCAATGTGCGCAGGCCAGTGGCGAGCCACAAAACTGGCAATCAAAGCCGAACGCCAGCGAGAGCGATACCAGAAGGTATCAAACCCACAGCAACACCAATTCAAAACCAAGAAGGAATCCCATGTCTGACGCCATTAACGCGGCTCGCGCCGCCCTCACCCTCATCTGGCCCGGAGGCGCTGAGTGCGTGGAATGCGGCCCGGGCGTGCGAGTGTTTGCTCTGGACGCCGCAGAGAAGCGCGAGGCCGAGCTGGTCGAAGCGCTGGAAGCCATGTGCGGTCAATACCTAAGCGTTCGCGACGGCAAGCTGCACCATGACTTCATGAGCGCTGGCGAGCTGGCATTTGACGCCTTGGGCTGGGAAGACACCGGGCACCCACTGGACGCCAGCCAGCTCTGCGAAGTGCCAGGCTGCGGCCAGGCGTGGTCATGCGGTGCCAACGGGAAGGACGACAAGTACCACACCTTCTGCCACAACCACTTCAACGAGTGGATCGCCGCCGGTCACCACGAAACGCAGGAGCAGGCCGACGCCCGCTGGACCAAGAACCTGCGCGACAGCGGCATGAGCGACGAGGAGGTCGCCGCGCACCAGGAGAAGATCAGGAACATGCACAGCCAGTGGAAGGCGCTTCAGGACAAGATGCCGGAAGCGCAGCCGTTGGAGCTACTGGCCAAGGTCGTGAAGCTGGACGAGACGGCGAACCGCGTCGAGGCCCTGGCACACGAAACGGCACCGAGCAGCGCAGCGCAGGAGTTCGCATCATGAAAAAGAAACAGCTAACCGTCGATGAACACAAAGTCATTGGCGCTGAGCTTTATGAGATTAGGCGCAGGATTATGAAAATTGAGGATCGGCTTTGGAAGGCCATTCCAATTAGCCACCGGATTAACACGAAGACTGCGGGCGTGCGGGGTAAGATAGACGCGCTGCGTAGCGATCTCGACAGCTTGCTGCGCGACCAGTATCCAAACGACTTCAGCACCAAAACATATTACCCAGGGGACAAGGCATGAGCCTCGCCGCTGTCCCCGATCGAAGGCCCGCGAGAACGATCCAGAGGCCATTGCCGAGCTGATCAAGCGCGGGCTCATCGGAGATCCCGATGCCATCAAGAGGACCAGGGAACGACGCGAGAAGGCCCAGGACCGGGCACGGAAGTTTGAGCGATGAAGGCTAAAACGAAGGCCAAGGCCAAGCGCTGCCCGTGCTGCGGACGCTGGGTAAACCCCGGCATCCTGCGCATGTGCCAGGCGTGGTGGGCATGCTACCACTGCGGCGGGAAGGCTCCGACGTTCGCATGAACGACGACCCATACCACGATCTGCGCCTGAAAGCGCGAATGCTCAGCGATCTGTTCAAGTACGGATGCACAGATGGCGGCTGCAAGATGCGACCGCGCACAGGCGGCATGCACACCAACGGCGGATGCCGGTGCATGGAAAGCCTGGCAGAGCTATCATTGGAGGTTGCAGCCGAAGCCGATCGCTTCACGCGGGGGAAGCCGCGGCCGGCTATGATCGGGCATATCCTGTGAGCACTGGAGATCTGCTGGCCGAACACCTGCTTGCCAAGGGCTATCCACAGGACGAAGTGGACATCGTGGTAGAACGCGCCGCCCTGCTTCAATTCCTCGCCGGCAAGACCCGGTGGAAGGCTGGAGTAGATGCGCAGATCGATCACCTGGGGAAGCTGGAGTGCAAGCAGCATGACATATGACCCATTGTTCCCCAGGCGGCAACCGTGCCCCTGTGGCAGCGGTAAGAAATTCAAGGAGTGCTGTGAAGTCCATGTCAGCGGCGATCGGGCAGTCGCCATCAACGCCGAACGGCTCATGCAGCGAGAGCGATTCAACCCCGGGCTGATCCAGAGCATGGCCGAAGGATTCGAACAGGAGATTGCCAGGCGCACCACCCAAACCAATCCGCACCCGACTCGGTAATGACGCCGACCAGACGGTTACCGGCTTTCGCACTCGGGGCGCTGATTGCCACCCCGGAGGCTGTAACTCGGGGTGGATAGCAAGGACTTATGAGCATAACGAAAGGTACCATGACGATAGGACGGCCGACGCTTTATGACCCGGACGAGCACCCCAGCGCAGTGATGCTGTTGGCTCGAAATGGTAAGACGGTTGCCGATATGGCGGAAGCCCTTGATATTGGGTTGGCTACATTCAAGCGCTGGATGATAGATCACCCTGAGTTTCGGGCCGCCCTGGAGCTGGGGCGCGAGGCTGCAGACGAACGTGTTGAACGATCGCTGTTCGAACGAGCCACAGGCTACGAACATCCTGCGGTAAAGATCCTGACTGTGAGCGGTGGCCAGGGCATGGGCAGTCACATCGAAACCGTCCCCTACACCGAGCGCTACCCGCCCGATGTCGAGGCCGCGAAGTTCTGGCTGAAGAACCGCAAGCCTGCGAAGTGGCGCGAAAAGAGCGAGGTAGAGCAGAACGTGAAGCACTACGTTGTAGAGCTTCCGCCTGCTGTTGCCGACAACGATCCACTGACCTGGGCCAAGGAAGTCCGTGCTGAGCGGATCCGCAGCGGTGAATTGAAAGAGGATCCGCCACCGCCGCCTGGTCTACCGCAGTCCAATGGATGACACTGAGCGAATTCTGAGGCCGAACCCTGGGCCGCAGACATGGGCGCTTCGCTGCCCTGTAGATGATCTATTGTACGGTGGCGCTCGTGGTGGTGGCAAGGGAATCTTCCTCATCCTCGACTGGCTGCGGCATGCGGCGAAGTGTGGTGGAAGGGCTCGCGGCCTGATCCTGCGCAAGTATTTGACCGACCTGAAGGACTTCATCGCAGAAACGCAGAAGTACATGCCACGCTTGGGCTGGACGTGGCGGCAGCAGGACAAGCAATGGATCGGGCCTGATGGCTCCATCCTGAACCTGAGCTACCTGGAGCGCGAGCAAGACGCCGAAGGTCAACAGGGCTGGAACCTGAGCTACCTGGCTATGGACGAAGCTGGACAGCACGCCACGCCCTACGCCATCGATCTGTTGCGTGCTTGCCTGCGTCTGACCGGTGTTCCCGAGCACCTGTTGCGGCTGACAGCCAACCCTGGTGGACCTGGCCACAAGTGGCTGAAGGAACGCTATGTCGATCCAGCACCGCCATCTGTGCCCCATAGCGGTGTGATCACCCTCCCGACTGGGGAGCGCGTGACCTACCAGCGTGTGTTCATACCAGCCCGACTGCGCGACAACCCGCTTTGTGACACCGCCGAGTACCGCAAGAACCTGTTCTTGTCGGCCGGCGGCAGAGACTGGCTGGTCAAGGCGTGGCTGGAAGGTGACTGGAACGTCCAGCCTGATGGCGGCATCTTCGACGTGGACAAGATCCAGTTCGGTGAGCCGCCGATCCTGGTGCCACTGGGCGGTCTGCCTCGCTACGGGGCCCCGCTCATTGAGCGCATCTGGCAGGGCTGGGATACGGCATTCACGGTCAAGACCACGAACGACGAATGCGCTGGCCTGACCGTTGGTCGCGACGATCGGGCGCGGTTCTGGCTGCTGAACCTGGAGCATGGGCACTGGGACACGGGCACGTCACCGCTCAAGATCATGGAGCAGCAACGCCTGTGGAACGCCATGCATGTGATGCTGGAAGGGGGTCCGGCCGGGCTCGCCATTGAGCCCACCATCCAGGACTTGCGCCACCGCTCCATGCTGGGCGACAAGCCGCAGCACTTCGCTTTCGATCTCGTCAGCCACATGAGCGACAAGGTGGCCAAGAACACCGCCTTTGCCTACGCCGTGAACCAGGGCCAAGTGTGGGTTGGCGGCACCAGGGAGAACCCGCCGCATTGGTGGCCCTACCTGCGCGACCAGCTGCTGACCTTCAGCGGCAAGGACGGCATCCCAGATGACTGCGTTGATGCCGGTGGCGTGGCCTTCCGCGAGCTGCACCGCATCCTGGCAGCTGCACCGACCGAGCAGGAGGTCGGCCCACGCAAGGACGCCCTGCGGCCGGACATCCAGGCTCGCGTGGCCGAGGTCCGCGCCCGTCTTCCCCAGACCACCGGCGGCAGCGATGCACCGCGCCGGATGTTCGGTCCCAGGTAAGTCCGGGGTGTAAACCAACGCCTGGCCCTGTAGACCGCAGCCTATGCCAGGCTTCGACCGCCTTATTGAAGACCACCGGCGCGACCCGGATCCGCATCCGCGGCTCAAGAAGGCGATTGACGAGTCCATTGCAGCGCTGACGGCTCGCGTTGATCGCCTGGACCCAGACGTAGAGGGCTCGGCCGGCGTTGTCGTTGGCGATGCCATCCCCACGCCAACGGCCTACAACGCGGTGGGCGCACCGGGCACCTCGGAAGCCGCAGCCCGGCAGGACCACCGGCACGAATTGATCCTGCCGGAGGATCAGGTGATCACCGGCGATGGCCTGGTCTACCGTGATGCAGTCAACGGCACGGCCGAGGGCACGCAGAACCCGACCGTATCGGGCACGATGTCGGCCGGAACCCTGCACGCCGATGATCAGCAGGGCACGGGCGAGCGCGTTGTCCTGGCTAGCGCCATTGGCGATCAGCGAGCAGAGGCGAAGCTGGCATGGTCCTCTGGGTCCGCAGTGACCGCACCATGGGTAGGGGTGTGGGATTTTGAAAACGTCGCCCTCCCGAACCTCACCGGCGGAACCGGTGGCGCGTTCACCAACGCTGCGCCAGGCTATGGAGGTTACGCGCTCGCGGCGATGGACACCACCACGCCGATCCGCGGGACCACCAGCATCAAGGTTCGGCACGGGTACCCATTGGAGGCCAGATATGCGACGTGGACAGCTGTGGCGTTCGCCACGATCACCTTCGGCGCGTGGATGTCTGACGGATCTGAATTGTATGTTGCCCCGAGCCCAACTGATATAACTGCTGGTGGCCTTTCCGCTGCGTTCATAGTCGTCAAGAGCGACACGACTGGACTTGTTAGGCTGGGAACCACATCGGCAAGCATTCTTGCTGTCGCTGCGCTTTCATCGGGTCCGGTGCATGTTGCCGTCGTGGCCAACAACGTCACCAAGGTCGTTGATGTTTACATCAACGGCAGCCTCCACCAATCGGTGACGTGCGGCGCAGGTACCTTGGCAACGACGCATGGTGGTATCGGCACGTTCAGTCCGTCCGTTTCTACCATTTACGGCAGCACGCGCCTAGATGAGGTGTTCCTGGTCAATGGTGCGCTGAACGCCGAGCAGATTGAGAGCCTGGCAAGCGGAACCGTTTGGAGTTCGGTCCCAGACGGCAATGACGGCAATGGCGTCCTGACGCTGGGTCCCAACGCAGCAGTCAAAGTGCTTAACCACGCCGGCACCGGTCAGCGCATGCAGACGGCGATGCCTGATGGCACGCTGACGCCGGTGTCGCAAGTCGTTTGGACTGGCATCTGGCTGGAGATCAGCGGGGCCGATGTCGCGGCAGTTAGCGCCAACGGCATCGTGGCGCGGACGGCCGACAACACCTTCGCCAGCCGATCCGTCGACGTGACGGTTGGGCACCTGACGGTCACAGACGGCGATGGCGTGGCCGGCAACCCCACGCTTGGCCTTCCGAACGTCGGAACACCAGGGGCATTCGGCTCGGCAACGAAGGCGGTAACCGTCACGACTGACGCGCAGGGTCGCGTTTCAAGCATTTCTGAGAACACCATTGCCAGCGGCACCGGGCCGTTCCCGTCGTCATTCGGGTTCCCACTTCCCCACACACCAACACCACGGCGACCAGATGTCGCCGCATTTTCACTAGGAGTCTAACATGGCTGGGACCCCGGAATACACCTCTCGCCCGATCAGCGCTGTTGCCACGCTCAGCGCCGCCAACACCAACCGTGACGGAACTACCGGCACCTATGTGACCGCGTACACGTTCAAAGCGGCTGTTGACGGTGGCAGGGGCGGCCGGATCGACGCGCTGACCGTTGTCGGCATCGCGACGACAACGACAGGAATGGTCCGCATGTTCATCAACACTGATATGGTTAGAGAAATTGCGATCACTGCCGTCACCCCGAACGCGACCACCAAGGGGTTCATCATCCCTCTGACAGAGGGCGCTGACGTAAACGGGCGTCTGCCGCTCGGCATCGTCTGCGCACCCGGCGACATCGTAAAATTCAGCACCGAGAAGGCAGAATCCTTCAAGGCTCGCGTCGAGGGCGGTGAGTTCTAATGTACGGATTCCCAGCACCTCGACAAGGCGGCTTGGCCCTATCCTGGCGAGACGGGATGGTCAAGGAAGGTGCGGCACTGTCCGCGGATCTGATCATCCGCGGCGCACGCTTTGGATGTGGGCCTGGAGCAGCCCCTGTTCCATCTTCCATTGTCATAGGGGCGGAAGGGCCAGGCACATTGTCACCCGCGGCCTGGGGGAATGTCCCGACGAGTGTTTTTATTGGCAACCGGGCCGGGCGGTCTGCCGCTGTCGGTGCTGCACAGCTAGTCATCGTCGGGGCGTTCGCCGCCTCCCAACTTACCACGGGGACCTATAGTGTTGCCATAGGATCTTCGGCAGCAAGTAACCTGGGAGCAGCGACACGGGTCACAGCGGTGGGCGACTCGGCCTTGGCGACAGCATCGCCCCCCGGTGACAGAAACACTGTTGTTGGATACTTCGCTGGGAGAACCGCAACCGGGGGCTCAAACGCATGCCTCGGGGATGGCGCAGGGGAGAACATTGGATCGGGATACAATAATGTGTGCCTGGGTGCCAGCAGTGGTGCTACCAGCGGCGGGCTCCAGGACACGATTGCGGTCGGATATGCGGTTCAACCAACCGTATCAAATCAGGCGGTTATCGGTAGGTCCGATAGGACCTTTTGGACGAAGCTGTTCGGGCTGATCGACACCACGGGCGATGCGCATGACTTCGCCATAGAGTCAGTCTCTGCAAACACCACGCTCGGCATCACGCATCACACCCTTCTGGTGGATGCAACGAGCGGGAACAAGACCATCACCCTTCCGGTCGCATCGGCCACGAACGTCAATGGCCGGTACTACGTGGTGATCAAAAGTGACTCGTCTGCCAACACCGTGACGGTCACCAGGGCCGGCAGCGATACCATTGAGGGTGCCACGACGGTGGTTCTCACCGCGCAATACCAGAAGACGAAGCTGCAAGCCTACGGGGCTGGATCCATATGGTACATCCTCTGATTCTGCTCCTGCTTACTGCTCTGCTTGGAGCTGCCACCGAAGCCGACCTATCGCCGCTGTCCGCCGACGTGTACCTGCTCGGCGTCTCCCACCACACGCACGGCGAATTCCGCGAGGTCAACCCCGGCCTGGGGTTCGGCATATCGTCGCAGGCCAATGATCATCTCGACGTGGTTGCTGTCGGCGTCACCTACAAGGACTCGTATAACCAGCGGGCGGTGGCGGTCATGGCCGGGGCCAGGCTGGTGGCCGGCGACCGCCGCGGGCTACATGTATCGGCCGCGGCGATGGTCGGGACGCTTCAGGGGAGCGGATGGAACGGCCCGGCCGTGATCCCGGTGTTCGCCGCTGGCTACGGCTTCGCCTCGCTGGAGGCAGCGCCATTGGACGTTGATGCCATCGGCGCATGGCTGCGGGTGTCGATCCCCCTGCGTGACTGAGGCGAATGTCTGAAGTCCGGGGTGGATACCAATACTGGTTGTGTTATCGCGGGGGGTATGGCCGACATCGCACAGTTCAGCGCTGCCGTTGACCGGGCGATTGCCGTCCTGGAAAGCCACGGGCACATGGACGACGCGCTCATCCTGCGCCGCGATGGCCCCGAAGTCTTTCGACTGGCCAGGCGTGGCGAGCGGAAGCCAGAACCAACCGAACAGGATCGGAAATAACCAATGGGCACGAAGGACTCAGGTGAGGTGCAGGTCTTGGTGCTGAAGCTCCTGGAGGAGAACCGCGCCGACAACAAGACGCTGCTGGCTGGGCAAGCCACACTGAACGCCAATGTTGGCGAGGTGAAGGCCCAGTTGATCACCGGGCACGATCGCATGAACCGGTTCGAAAGCCGCCTGGAAGCCGTCGAAAAGCGCGAGCCCACGCCACCACCGCGCCGAAATGATCAGCGGGACATTCAGACCGATGTGATCAGGAAGCCAACGAAACTGGACCTCGCCATGTGGGTCAAGATCGGCACGCTGATCGGGGCAGCCCTGGCCGGCGTACTGGCATCAAAGGCCGTGCCATGAACATCGACTGGGTACGGCTTTCGTGGCAGGCGATGGCGGCGGTGTTCTCTCTGCTGTTTTGGGTGTCTGTCGGCCTCGTCATCCTGACCCTGTGTGGCTGCGGATCCGAGACGCGGGCCGAAACGCGCACCGAAAAGCGCATCGTGACGGTGACCAAGGAGATCCGGCAGGAGATCAGCCCGACCGGCGAGATCGTGCAGCTGGAGACGGTGACGCGCACGACAACCAGCGAGGACGGGCAGCAGATCGGACAGACCGAAACAGAGATCAAGCAGCCACAGGTCGTGGGCATGATCGCCGCGCTGGCCAAGGCCGGCGCAGCTGTCATCGGCGGCCCTGCCGCTGGCCAAGCAGCGCAAACGGGCATCGACCTCATCAGCACCCTGCTTGGCACCTCTGCCGCAGTCGTTCCAGCTGGGATGGGGTACGTAGCGCTGCGCAAGCGTAAGTCCGAGGCTGATGCGCTGAAAGAGGAATTGGAAATTGCCGACCGCCACCGCCGTCAGCTGGTCAAGAGCGTTGAGCATGCGCGCTCCGTTCTGACCAAGGATGACGACGAGAACTTCACCACTGCTCTGGCAAAAAAGCAGGACGACGATCTGCAAGCATATGTCCAGGCACTAACCACGTGAGGCAGTCATGACCGATACCAACGATAAAATCCGTTCAACCCTCCTGGCCGGCCTGCTGAGCCCCAGGGTAGGCTTCGCCTTCCTGGCTGGCTTCATCGCCGGCTGGCTCAGCAAGTGGCTGGTGGGCTAAGCCATGGCTGCGCAAACCATCACTGTCACTGATGCCGCCCCGACCCCTGTGGCCATCACCCTGGCTGCGGCCATCACCACCGTCTATCTGCGTGGTGATTTCGGCAACAACGGGGCCATCATCCTGGAAGGCAGCGATGATGGAGTTGAGCCGTATTCGCCCATCCATGGCTCCAGTGACATCGGCTTTGTAGGTCAGAGCGCTGTCATTCTTGGCCTGGTCCTGCCTGCGGGCTGGCGTCTGCGGGCCCGGCAGCTGCGCAAGGGCGGCGCAAACTTCAGCGTGCGGATTGCCGTCGAATGATTTTTCCGGCCCACTCTGGTGCCATACTCGGGGCAACAGGCGGCGCATTTCGCCGTTCTGGTGGGCTGCACGTTGATACCAAAGCTTGGATTGCCCGTACCGCCACCAACGGCGGAAGCCTGACGCCGACCGAAATCGCCGCACACGACATCTGGCGTAGGGACATCGGAGACACGATCGCGGCCAAGTTCCGGGCCGCACACTTCTACTGGGTCGGCAACAGTCTCGCCAAGCGCACTCCGTATTTTGCCACCTGGGGGCCGTCGCTGCTGACGGTGGAGGGTTCGCCCGGCGAGCCAGCACGCGGGTACTCGTTCACTGGAATCGCCGGCCAGCGCATCCGCACCGGCATCACCCCGTCGTCACAGTCGGGGTTCTCGCAGTTCGATCAGTTCTTCCTGCTGTGGACCTACGGTCGCAACGACCCGATGGTGTCCCAGGCCATGTTCGGAGCGCGCACAGGCGGCAGCGCCGAGTACCGCACCGGCATCAATTGGGTCACGGGAGCCAACAGCCTGGAGGTCAACGGCGGCAACAGCCTCCAAGCGAACAACAACTATACCCAAACCGAAGGCCCATTCTCTGGCAGCATCGGCCTGCGTGCCCTGTCCGGCACCGCTGAAAGCTATCGAAATGCGCTGCTGAAAACGACAACCTCAGCCTACTCGACTGATGATAAGCCAGCCGCCGAATTGTGGGTCGGCGGTCTGAATGGCATGGGGGCTCAGTATTTCAATGGTGATGTCGGATGCTGGTTTATCGGCAAGGGACTGACCGACGCCGAGTATGTCACAGTGTCCAACGCCACGCAGAAACTGGCCGATACGCTGGCGCTGGCGAACACGCTGGTGTCCCGCGGCGATTCATTGATCGCAGCTGGCAGCGGCATGGACGTTGCCAGCTACGTTACTGATCCGACCCTATGGTTCCAGTATTCGGTGAGTAATTTTGCGGTCGGCGGAACAACCATCGCTCAGATCCAGACCGCTCTCGACTCCGAGCTTGCCCCGCCGGCAATCAGGCGTGACCGTATCGGCGTCTACTCGGCAGGCCGCAACGATTTCCGTAATAACGCTGACGTTGCGGACATGACTACCAGGATCATGGCGCTGATGAGCACCCCCAACAGCAGGGGGCGGTATCGCTACATGGAGATCCCGCCCATGGAAATGGGCAACAACGATGAAGACGCCGGCTATCCGTTCTTCATCCGTCGCGTGGCACTCAATGACGCTGTCGAGTCGATCATCGGCCAGCGCATGGTGCGCGTCGTCGAAGCCCTGCGCGCATCCGCCACGCTGTCAAACGCCAGCGACATTGCCACGCTGGATCGCGGACTAACTCCGACAACGATGCGCGGCGACACGGTGCATCCGTCGACCGCCGGCAAGTTGGTCATGGCAAAAGCGCTGTGGGAAACGCTGCGCAGCGGGCTGGGGACGCCAGTTAACGCGCCGTCCAACTACATCCTGCCCCTCGTTTGGATCGCTGCGACCACTGGGAGCAACGCCACTGTCGGCCAGGTCCTCAAGGTCACGCCCGGTGGCTGGCGCGGAAATCCGGTCTTCAGCTTCCAATGGCAACGCAACGGCATCGACATCAGCGGGGCCACGTCGAACACATATACGACCGTGTTGGCTGGCGCGCTGACGTGCATCGTTTCTGCGATCAACCCCTACGGCGGCCCGGTCACCGCAACCAGCAACACCATCACCGTCGCATGAGCCAGCGCACACCAATCGCCAAGCGTGCCCGGCTGGGCCTGGATAAGACGACCACTGAATCGGTGGCCGTCCCCCGGGTTCGCATGATCACGGTGAACGGGGTCAAGGGCATCTGGGTGCCGATCCATCCCCTCGCTGAGTACCGGAGGGGCTGATGCTCGGCCTTCTGCCCATCCGTCACAGCCGCGCCGATGCGCTGCGCTTAACCACGGTGGTGACCACTGTCGACCCAACCGCCATTGACGATGCCGATGATGGATACCGGGTCGGTCAGCGCTGGGTCAACAGCACGTTGCTGACCACCTGGACCCTGGCCGATGCCACGCCAGGCGCAGCGGTGTGGGTGCAAGAGGACGGCGGTGGCGGCGGCGGTGGCGGGCCGGTTGCGCTCGGCGGCGATCTCGGCGGCACATCCAGCGCCGGCTACGTCAAGGCGGTGCGCGGCCTGAGCGCCACGCTGACCTATGACGGCAACGGGCGTCTGTCCACCGTGACCACCAGCCATGGGACCAAGACCATGGGGTACAACGGCGACGGGACGCTGGCGAGCATCACCGCTACCGGCGGATACCGATCCAAGTCATTCACCTATTCCGGCGGCAAGCTCGCCGGGATTACCGTTTCGTAAAGGAACCATCGCATGCCCAAAGGCACCACGACCTGCAACAAGCTGTTGTCCATCATGTACCTGGCGGTGGGCTGGGCAAACGTGGCCGACAATGCCGCGAGCGCCCCGCTGACCAACGTCTATGCGCGTCTGGCGACGGCGAGCTATGGCCCCAGCAGTGTGGCCAACGCCAACGAGGTGGCGTACACCAATTACGCTGGTGGCATCGCCGTGCCGCGGTCGGCGGCTGGGTGGTCCACGCCGAGCGGTGGGCAGATTTCCAACGTCAACCCCATTGAATACCTCCAGTGCGGGGTGACGGGCGCCAACGCCACCAGTGCCTGCACCACCACGGCTGCGACGGGCGCCACGGACATCTGGCACTATGGCGACCTGAACAGCCCCATTGCCATCAGCAATCAGATCCAGCCCCGGTTCCCGGCCGGCGCCATGACCATCACGGAGGCGTGATGTTCGATTCGTTCCCGCCACTGTATGAGTGCAGCCAGTGCGGCGCCGCTGTGACGGTGACGCCGCAGGGGGAAGGCGTCGAACCGCTCAAGCAGTTCAGCTGCCCGCACACCACGGCCATTATCTGGGCCAACCGCAAGGTAACCCTGCGGGGGCGCGGGGAGCTGGAAGGCAAGCCGCTGATCGAACGCACCTGCATCCGGCTGAAGCTCAACCTGCGCCAACTGCTGTCGCGCCTGACGGGGCGCAGCATCTGATATGCTGACCCACGCCAACGTCCTGTGTGCCGCCGATCTCGGCCGGTCGCTGACGCGCCCGTGGATCAAGAACCCATCGGTAGTGACCGCGGCCGGCATCCACGTTGATCTGACGTTCTTCGGCCGCTACCCCGCCGCCAACTACTTCACGGACGGCGTACCGCTGACGGCGCGGCAGCTGCGCCGCAGCACGGACGGCGGGCTGGACCACGGAGCGAACAAAGGATCGGCCTACCGCAAGTGGCTGCAAGCCGCGACGGCGCTGAGCCTGACTGCCGGCGCGGCCCCGGCCACCTACTACCTGCTCGACTACCTGCTGTATTACCCGCTGATCCCGATGGAAGACGTGCAGACGATGGACAATACCATCACGCTGCCGCGCTACACTGACGGGGCTGGCGTGCAGCTGATGCTGCTGGAACAGTTCCCCTACGTCGGCGGTGGCACGCTGCGCTGCACCTACACCAACGCCATGGGGCAATCCGGCGTCGTCTCTCCGACCTGCACCGTCAATACCCAGACGGCGCTTGGCACGGTGGCGACCTCGGCGCCGGCCACGGCAGGATGCCCCGGCATGTTTGTGCCATGGTGCGGAAATTGCCGTGGCGTGAAGGCGCTGGAATCCATTGAGTTCCTGACCGCCGACGCTGGCAACCTGGCCGCGGTGCTGGTCAAGCCGCTGCGCATGTTCGGCACCTACGAAAACACCAACCCGGCCGAGTGGGACTTCCTGCGCGATCTGGGCTGGCTGGAAGAAATCACCGACGACGCCTATCTGTCGCTGGTCTGCTGCCCGACTGGCTCGCTCAACGGCGGCATCATCGACGGATCACTCGCAACCATCTGGACGGAGACTTAACCATGGCTGGATTCTCAGGACTCGACAACCGGCTGAACAGCATGTCGGCGCTTGGCAAGCGGTGGCAGCAAATGATGTCTAAGCAGACCAACCCGACCGCAGCAGCGGTGGCCAACGAATGGCACACCCTGTTCCGCGGCGGCGGCAATCCGCCGGCCGATGCGATCTTCGATGCCGGCACGAACCTGTTGTTCCAGGCGCTGACCGACCAGACGCCCAACGCCGGCAGCCTGTACCACGGCGGCGACGTGGGCGCGGCCGGCGATGACTTCAAGATCCTGGAGACGGCGATGGCGAACACCGCCGCCGGTACGGTGGTCCCGGCCTGGGTCCAACTGATCGACGTGCTGGGCTTCATCCGCGTGACCACCGTCACCACGACCACCGCGCAGACGGTCATCTGGCCATACAACGACGGCACGGCGACCGGCGGCGGCGAAGCCGTGACCTTCTCGTCGTCGAGCGGACTGCTGGGAACGTACACCAACGATATTCAGAACCTCAGCAAGGTCCGTTTCCGCAACAGCGGCGGCGCCCTGCCCACCGGCCTGGTCGCCGGAACGGACTACTACACCATCCGCGTGACGGCCACCACCTGCCGCTTCGCCACCAGCCGCGCCAACGCCATCGCCAGTACGGCTATCGCCTTCACCGACGCCGGCAGCGGAACCAACGTCCTCGACGTGCGCCTGCCGCGCTACTCGGACGGTGTTGGCGTTGATTGCATGTTCTTCAACCCGTCGACCACCGCGCTGGGCGCCGGCACCCCGGCCCTGACCATCGGTTATCAGAACGGCGCTGGCGTGACCGCCAGAGCCACGCCGACCACCCCCAGCGCACCTGTGGGCAAGACGGCAGCGACGGCCAGCCACATCCTGTGGACCGGCGCGACCGGCGCCGGCAAGTTCGGCCCAGCGATCCCGCTGCAAGGCGCCGACAGCGGCATACGCAGCGTGCAGAACGTGCGCAACAGCGCGACCTACACGTCCGGTTCTTACACCGTGGCGCTGTACAAGCGCCTAGGCGAACCGATCCCGCTGCAAGTCCTTGGTCAGGCCGTGCCGTGGCGCTTCGACGGTGGCGTGCGCGTCTTCGACGGCGCCGCCATCTACGGCATCGTCAAGTCTGGTGTGGCGACCCCGGCCAACTCGCTGATCGAAGTGAATCTCGACTTCGGCTGGGCCTGATCCATGGGGCTAATGAACAACCACATGCGCCTGTACTGGCCCGACACGGTCGAGGGTAGCGCCCATGCGCTGCTGCCCGGCCAGTGGAACGGCCAGCGTGCGTGGGGGAAGTTCATCCAACCGCAGGGCGCCGCGGCGGTGCAGAAGACGGCAGCGAATCCACCGGGCCACTACCGCTGCGCCTGGAGCATGCCGATCACAGCCGGCGAGATGGCGCTGCGCACGCAGGGAGACGGCCGACTGGCGGCGAACCTCTACCCGTCGCGCAATATGTCGATTGACCTGACGGGCAGCGGCGATCTTGACGCCATCGCGGCGCTGGTGGTGTCGATGATCTGCGCCATGGGCGGGTCCGGAACGCTGGCGGCAACGATCCAGGGGCGGCAGAATATGTCGATCAACTTCGCTGGATCTGGCGGTCTGGATGCGGCCATGACCGCGGTAGCGAACATGACGGCGGATCTGGTGGGGACCGGCGACTTGGCGGCGACCATCGCGGCCTATGGGAACATGGACATCGACATCGTGGTGACCGGCACCGGCCTGACCACGGCCAACGTGGGCGACATCGTCGCTGATGCCGTCTGGACCTACCTGAGCCGCACCCTGACCAGTGGCGGTGGTGGTGGCGGCGGTCTGACCCAACAGGACGTGCGCGATGCGCTCAAGCTCGCAGCCAGCGCCGGAACGCCTGCCGCCGGCAGCGTGGACGCCAAGCTGAACGACATCGGCAACAACACCGGGTTGATCCCGGCGCTACTCTGAGGGCCACTATGGATCTATTCAATCTGTTCCGCCGCAAACCCGATGGTCCGGTCTGGACCGTGGCCCTGGCCGACGTGCGCGAGGCCGGGACCAACCCCCAGGGCCTGTTCACCTACGAGGTGACATGGCGCAAGGGTCCGCAGACGATGACCGGCACCTACGCCTTTCCGACCCAGAAGCCGTTGGCGAAGGTCTTGTCGCTGGCGAAGGCGGATTGCTGACATGGGTCGGGCACCTGTCCCCGGCCTGACCCTCACCGGGTCGAACCTGCGCACCAGGATCATCATTCCGGCCCTGGGGGGACGCCTCATCGACCTGATCATGGCGGCAGAGCCGGCGCTGAATGCCCAGATCGCCACCGTGCTCATCCTCGGGCGTCTGCCGACCGCCACCCCCGGGCAATTCACCGATCGGGCCGGGTTCACGGTAGCCGACCCACGGCCGGACGCCGATGTGGTAGCCAACGATTACGCCCTCCGTGGCGAGCCCGTTGGGCCTGGCGAGGACTATACCAGCCCGGCCGTTGGCGACCTGGATTCCTACTTCAAGGCCGCGGTCGACTCGCCAGCGATTGCCGTCCTGTTCTGGTAACCTCCCAAGTCCGGGGTGGATACCAACACGTTTGCTGATCTCTTTGGCGAGGAACCTATGGTAGACTTTGCCCCACAGATTTCTGGACCAGGCTCCATCGTGGCGGATCCGTCGCGGCCCATGGCCGAGGAACCAAGCGCTGTCGCTGTGGCCGTGGCCGTCCCGCCGAATGAAGTGCGCGAAGGCAAGCCGCATGAGCGAGCGCTGATTCGCAAGTGGATTGAGCAGGCCCGTGTCCCGAGCTGGTTGCGCAGTGGCTGGGAGCAGTGGAAGAAAGATCGGGACTACCTGCATACCGACTGCTTCGACGCGGCTGACCCGAAGCATTTCACCGTCAACCTGGCGGCGCGGGCGATCCAGAAGAAAGAGCAGAAGATCACGCCAACGGACGCCGATGTCAGCGTCACCCACAATCGCGGCGTGGGCAGCGTTCGCGACGTTCGCATTGACGCGATCCGCGAAACCAAGGCCAAGTTCGAAGCCATGGGCATCCCGCCCCAGGCTCCTGTCCTGATGTTCGCTGCCGACAAAGCCGAGCAGGAATACAAGGACGAGCTGGAGGCCAAGGAGCGGTTCTGCCAGACATCAGAAGCGCTGATCAAGAAGCTCATGGACGAAGCCCGCGTTACGCCCGTGGCGCAGATGTGGGCCAAGCAGGCGATGACCGTTGGCCCGGCTTGGGTCAAGGTCGGCTGGCAGCGCAATTTCGGCAAGGACTCCCTGGGTCGTAACCGGAATGACGACTCCCAGGACCAGCTCAAGCTGCTTGGCCTGCGCTCATCCGAATATGCCAACGGGCAGTTCGGCCAGGATGATCCGAGGTATGCCGAGCTGATCATGCTCAGCGACTACGCCCGCCAGGTTGGCAAGGAGGTTGTCAGCGGCGAGGTTGAGCCCGGGTCTTTGCCGTTCAGCCAGTGGAAGGCCATTGCCGACACCCGCGACAGCGAGCCGGTCCCGCCGCAGTGGCTTCCCGAGCCCGATGTCTGGCAGGGCGCGATCATCGACACCGTGAAGCCGGAGGCCATGCGCTGGGATTGGCGCACGCCGTTTGAGCGGTGGAGCGAGACGCCATGGGTTCAAGAGCAGAACCTGATGGACGTGGATCTGTGCGCAGCGCAATACGGCATGACGCCGGCCGAGCGCGACCGGCTGGGGACGCGCAATGCCCAGATCCCTGGCCAGAACACCACCAACAGCGCAACGCCTGCGTCGACCAGCGAGGCCGCGAACCCTGACCGCGGCTCGTTTGAGGATCAGGTTCAGCAGGGGCAAGTCGTGGTATGGGAGCGGTGGGACCGCACCCTGCGCCGCCGCTGCATTTTCGTGGAAGGGCTTGAGCGCTTCCTGGTTGACGAAGTGCCGAAGGTCGTCGGCCCCAACTTCTACCCGTATGTGCCGCTGGCATTCGACGTGTTCGACGGAGCGCATCTGCCGGTATCGACGGTCACCTTCCTGCGCAAGATCCAGAATGCGATCAACCAGCGCCTGACCGATGCGGAGGAAAGCCTGTGGGCTTCCATGAAGCGGTATCTGGTCAAGAAGAACGCCTTCAAGCCCGGCGAGATCGACAAGCTGCGCGGGGCCCTGCCCCACGATGTCATTGAAGTCGAGAGCCCCGAGGAAATCGCCAAGAGCCTGCAAGAGCTGGCCAGCGACGACTGGAACCCGGCGAAATACACGCTGGATACGCTGTTTCGGCTGTTCGAATTGGTCAGCGGCATGTCGATCTCTGAGCTGGGCGTGACCGGCCAGGCAGATTTTGCCACCGAAGCCGCCATTGCCGATGCCGCCAGCAAGGCCACCAATGATCGGCACGCGAACATCATGGCTGCCGGCCTGACCGAGGTGGCCAAGATCATCCACCACTACGCATGCACGTCCTATTCTGAGAAGACCGTGAAGGGGCTGCTGAGCAGCCGCGCCGCCTATTGGCCCCAGGCACCGACCCGGGCCGATCTGCTGCGCAGCATGAACGTCAGGGTGACCGCTGCTGGCAGCACCGAGGCTGCGCACGCCAAGGCCGCGACCCAGGTCAAGGAAGCGATGAGCGCTGTCGGCGGCGTGCTGAGCCTGCGCATGCAAACGCTCCAGCAGGGCGGCACCTTTGACGAGGGCCCGTTGCTGACTGCCATCTTCCGCACGATCAACCTCGACCGGCCGGTGCGCGAGGTCATCAGCTTCTCGCAGATGCCACAGCAACCGGCCATGCCCGGTCTACCCGGTCAACCCGGTCAACCTCCGGCCCCTGGCCAGCCTCCGGGCCAGCCGCTGCCAGGCCCGCCGCCCGGCCCCTAATCGTTCGTCCCGTTCCCACCCTCAAACCATGCACTTGAGGTTTTCACTATGTCCGATAACATCCCTATTAGTCCACCTGAAGGCTCGGCTGCCCCCCCCCGTGGCGCTGAGCGAACCGGGTGGAGCTGCGGCACCGGCTCCGGCCGGCACGCCCTCCGCGCCATCCGCTGCGATCAGCAGCCCAGCGCCGGCCACCGGGACCGAGGCGTTGCCCGTCCAGCAAAGCAAAGCCGATCTGGCTTTTGATGCGCTGATGGCGGATCCGACTGCCCACGACAACCCGCAACCTGGAACCGCACAGCCCGCACCCGCAGCCCCACCGGCTCCGGCTCCAGCAGCTCCGGCCCCTCCTGTCCAACCGCCCGCCAGCGAACCGCCGGCAGCGGAGCAGCATGATAGTCCCGAGCCGTCGCAAGCCGAGCTTCAGGAAGGCAAGGTCCCGCTCAAGAAGCTCCTACGCGCACTCGACGTGCGCCGTGAAGCCAAGAGCGAAGCCGAAGCCGCCAAGCAGCAGGTAGCTCAGGAGCGAGCCCTGACCGACCGAGTGATCAACGCCTTCAATGCCGCCGGCATCAGCGCTGATCAGCTTCCGACGTTCATCGCCAACCTGACGAGGCACCGGAACGACCCGCAGGCCCAAGCCCAGTTGCTCGCATCTCTCGGGGTGCAGGCACCGAAGCAGACGCCCGCTGTCGATCTGGCCGCAGTCCGCGCACGACTGGAAGCATATGACGCTGAAGGGGCTCTTGCCCTGATCAACGCCACTGCCCAGCCGCAGCAGCCTGCACCGACGCAGCCTGTTCAGCAGGCACCGCCGGCCGTGCAACCGCCCGCTCAGCAGCCTCCGGCCAACGGCCAGAACGTGCTGATCCAGACGGTGCAAACCATGGGCTCCGTCCTTCGGGCGACCTATGGCGATCAGGAAGCGAACAGGCTTGCAACCATGATTGACGCCGAGGCCAAGGCCCGGATTCACGAAATGGACGAGCTGGGTGCGGTCGTGTCGCCGGAAGCAGCAGCCAAGGTCTGGCAGAAGGCCCAGGGAACGGTTTTGCGCGCCGAGGCGCAGAAGCGTACAGCTCCACCGACTCCACCCCCAGCGCCACAAGCGCCACCCATCCGCCCAGCGCAGCCGCCGCCGCCGAAGCCTCTCACAGCAGATGAGAAGTTCGCGCAGCTCCAGGCCAGCGGTGGCATCTGAAGTAAACCCAAGAACAGGAATATCACATGCCCGCAGTCATCGGTTCATCCTACGCAGCCCGCATCGCGGGCCTCGCGCGCCAGAAGGTCATGGAGCGCAAGGTCCTCGCCGGCCGCAACCCCCGTCCCCTCGTCAACTTCGCGGACGCCCGCAAGCGCAGCACCCAGTTCACTGGTGGCGGCGTGATGACTCCGATCAAGGAGCCGGCATTCAACATCAATGCGCAGGAATGGTCGGGTGCCGTCACCCTCCAGAACCCCACGCAGATCCAGAACATGCTGATGGCCGAGTTCAAGCCGTCGAACATGTTCAGCAACTTCTACTGGCCGTATGACGACCTCCGCAAGGTGAGCGGCGTCACCATCCTGCCGAACCAGAACGGTGCCCAGACCGGCGATGCGCGTGCCGTCAGCCGCGACACCAACAGCGAGCGCGTGCTGTACGATCGTCTGACCTCCGACATGGAGAGTTTCGAAGATCGCGTGAACCAGCTCCGCGACCTGGCCATCCACCGTCCCGGCACCAGCAGCGCCGACGCCCTTCCCGGCGTTCTCGCCCTGCTGCCGATCGGCAACACCGGCAAGTTCGGTGGTCTGGATCGCGAGAGCGTCCAGGCGGTCCAGCACGTCGTCTTCGCGGGTGGCATCACCCCGCAGGCCGGCATCCCCTGGATCGACGCAGCCGGCACCACAGGTGGCTCTGGCACCCTGCTGACCCAGCTGGAGAAGTTCATCCGCGTCCTGCGCAACGCTGCATTCACCTGCGGCCTGCCGAAGGGTCGTTGGAAGCTGTTCGGCGGCAGTGGCTTCTTCGACAAGCTCAAGGCGCAGTGCCGCCTGGAGAAGGTCGCGTTCAACATCGACGCCGGTTCGTCCACGTCGAAGCTGAACCTGCTCCTGCCCGATGAGCGCATCGGCCTGAGCGCCGATGACATGGACCTCCAGCTCGACTACACCCTGGACCAGCTCGACACCGAGTTTTCCAGCGAAATCGGCCTGGCTCCAAGCGTGGTGACGGCGACGTTTGCCGGTGGCACCGTTGGTGCTGCGGACTTCCGTCTGCCCAAGGGCTATGTCGTGCTGCCGGCTTCCGGTGCCATGACCCCTGGCGTTGCCAAGCTGGTGATCACCGACCCGGGCCAGTCCCTGGCTGGTACGGCCGGCACCGGCACCACGGCCCTGACTGTGACCTTCTCGGCTCCGTCGAGCGGTTCCGGCCACAGCGCAACCGTGAAGTACTTCAGCGCCACGGCCAACGCCAACACCACGACCGCCGACGCCGACGACGTGCGTATCGGCCGCATGGATGGCACGGCAACGGTCTTCGTTGCCGGCACGTCGGTATTCCCGATGACCAGCACCGCGGCCCCGGCCACCAACCGTCTCTACGCCCTGTACGAGCCGGCGTGGGAATACCTGGTCCAGGAAGGGCTCGACAACTTCATGTCGATCCCGGCCGACAACCCGCGCAACCGCCAGCTGGAGCAGCAGTGGGACCACACCCACTCGCTCATCAACTGCGCCCCGCGTTGCAGCGGCGTGTTCGTCGCGGCCTAACGGCTGCCCCGGGCCATGCGCCTGGGTGACTTCCTGACTCCTGGTCCACCTGGCTGGTCGCTGCATGGAGCGCCAGTCAGGTGTGGCCTTTACCACTCCCCATGAGGATACCATGACCCTCTCAAGCAAGTTCCGGCTCTACGCCATCACCATCCACGACTCCACCACCCGCGAAGCCATCGTCCCCGAATACGAAATCGGCGTGATCAAGGCAGCGTGGCGGGGCACCAACGTCACATCCGTCGTCACCAACGACGTGCGCGAGATCGTGCGGGATCCGTCGACCGCGTATCGCAGCCTGCTCAACCGCTACAACAAGGACGCCGTGATGGCCTACTTCCCCGGGCCGGAGCGCCTGGAGCAAGATATGGACCGTGCGGCCGAGAAGACAGCCGTCTGGCTGGAAGCCAAGGAAGCCTACGAGGCTGCCGAAGAAAAGCGTGTCCGCGATCTCGCCAAGAGCGAGCGCGAGCGCGTGACCCGCGAGGAAGCTGAGGCCAAGGCGAAGGAAGCCAAGGCCGGCGGCAAGGCTGCCTAAGCCATGCCAGCGCCATCGTCCATGACGCTTGAAAAAGCGGTCGAAGAAGTGCTCGGCCGCATTGGTCAGCTGGATGATGGCGTGTCCAATCCCATGCTGGTGGCCGAGGCCAAGGTCCACATCAACGCCGCCCAGCGCAAGCTGATCGTTGAGCATGGGCTTGAGGCGCAGCGCCGCAGTTTGTCCGTGTCGATCTCGGCCGGTCGTCGCTATGTCGACCTGCCGTCCGATGCCCGCCGCGGCCAGATCAGCACCGCAGTGTGGGTCGACGCTAATGGCACTGAATGGCCGTTGGTCTGTGGCGTCTCGCCAGAGAGCCGCAACTACGACCCCCAGCGGCCTGCCTGGTACGACTTCAGCCCGTCCACCGGCATTGTGAGTGTGAGCGCCACTGGCGGCAGCGGCTACACGGCTGGCTACGGCACGGTCAGTGGCGGCACGAAGGTGGCCAGCGGCCACGACCCATCCGTCATCTTCGCCGTGAATACTGGAGTTCTGGCGGGCGCATCGGTGCAAGACACGGGTGGCGGCTGGACGGTGGCCCCGACCATCACACCGCCGGCCGGATCAGGCGGAACCGTGGTTGTCACCCTGGGCCCGGTCACCTTGGTAGACCTGTGCCCAATCCCGTCCGAAGCCGGCACGCTGGTGATGGAGTATCAGGCCACCGTCAGCCGCCTGGAGAACGACGAGGATCTTCTGTCGCTGGACGACGAGGCCGTGATCTGCCGCGCCGCGGTCCTGCTCGCTGTCACCAAGAACCTGCCGTGCGCCAACAGCGTGACGCAAGACTTCACCGCCTATATGTCGGCTTTCAGGTCGCAGCAGACGCCTGGCCGGAAGGTCAACCTGTCGTCCTGGCGGCGCGATGCCGTTGTTGGAGTTGATCGTCGGTACAGGACCGCCTAATGCCTACCAAGCAGCTCGGGCCATTCCGCGGCATCGACGCCAGGCCGGGCGCTGCCGACAAAGCCGGCGGTCTGCTGGAGGCGCTGAACGTCATCGTTGCGGCCGATGGTGGACTCGTCCGTCGTCCGGCGCTGACCGCTCGGGCAACCCTGCCGGCTGACTCCAAGGGGCTCTATGCCGTTGGCGATCAGCTGCGCACATTGGCCCCGTACCAGATCACAGCATCGACCACTACAAGCGGGACCAACAACGTCGGCGGCACCCAGCTAAACGTGGTCACCACCACCGGATTCCCGGCCAGCGGGTTCGTGACCACCATCGACGGCGATGTTATTCGGGAATACCCCTACGCATCGAAAACCGGGACGGCGTTCATCTTCCCGACCGTGCCGACTGCTGTCGTTTTGGTGTCCACGCTCGTGGCCGGTAAGGCAGTTCGATACGACGACTGCGCACAGGACAACGACCTGACGCCGACGATCTATGTCGACTACATCACCGATCCAACGCCGGACACGCTGGACACCGTGCTTGGCACCATCATTGGATCGGACGGCCGGTCTATTTCGCTGACCAGATACGCGAACCGATCGACGGCCATTCACCGATCGCCGCTGACTGGTGAGCCACCGCAGACGGACACGCTGGTTCCTGCCCTGGGGTTCACCCCGGACTTCTCCATCGTCAGAGCTGCCGGCCGTGCATTTGCCCTGGACGCAACGTTGCGGTATCTGCGGTATTCAGCGGTCGACAGCGCCAATCCCGATCGGCTGCTGGATTTCGGCCAGACGCTCTACCCGGTCCCCGACACTGACCCCATCGTCTACACCACATCTGTGGACCAGACGAGCGGTGCCGGCTTTCTGGAGGTCAGCCAATTCGCCAGCGGCGCAGGCAGCCCCCAGGGCCTGGCGCTGTTTGGTGGTCGCATGGTCGTTCTTTACCGGAGCGCCTTGCTGATCTACCGCATCGACGTGGACCAGTCGCGGTTCTTCCTGGAACAGCAGATCACTGGTCCCGGCACCAGCGCACCGCGCAGCGTTGCCGAGCTTGGAGCCGACACCATCTTCCTGTCGGAAGCCGGCGTTCGTGTGATCTCGACAGTGATGCAGACGCTTGATGCGCGAGAAGACGCCATCGGCGGTCGCATCGACCACCTGGCCAAGCAGTTCGCGGCGAATGACACCATCACGCCGGTAGGCTGTTACTCCCGGCGGCTGGGCTGCTACCTACTGGCATTCGGACAAGACGTGCTGTGCCTGGGCGTCCTGCCTGGCAGCGCCATCCTGGGGTGGACCCGCTGGCGTCTGCCGGTGCCAGTTGATGCCTGGGCCGAGTCGAGTGGCCTTCAGTGGATGCGCAGTGGGACGACACTCTATGCCTTTGAAGACGGCGAGGATCAAGACGAAACGAGCCTTGGCGTCTATGTCAATGTTCCGGTTCTGGTCGAAACCCTGCCGATGCGCGGCACAACCCAGAACATCGCCACGGCAGTTTCTGCGGCTGCCACCGAGCCCATCATGGTTCAGGTGGTAGCGGATGGCAGGCCCGGGGTGGATAACAACGGCGCACCCATTGGACTACCCATTACCTTGCCTCCGCGTGCGCCTGAGCCGGCGCGTGCGATTCTCAGCAAGCTGGGAAGGACATTCAGCGTGCGCGTCTATGACGAAGCTGCCGTCGCTGGATGGCGGTTGGACAATCTCTGGCTGGATGTCGATCCGGTGAGGGCCTAATGGACCGCTACGAGAAGGCAGCGTTGCTGGATTTCGTGGCGACGGTCATCTGGACGTCGCGCACCGTGCGCTTGGTGACCACGCCGGCCGGCGAAGCCACGTTTGACGTGATCGGTACCTGGGCAACGGCCACCGATCTCCCCATGGCCTGGATCAACGGGAACCGGGTCAGCGGATCCATCACTTGGGTCGACAGCAACACCGTGACCCTGCCGGTGACGGCACCACTGGGCAGCCAGGTCATCATCCTGGTTTCACCCGGCTCTGGCACCGGCTACCTGCCGCGCAACCCAGGTGCAGCTGCCATGCTTGGCGCTTTGTCGATGGCACAATTCACTATCGACAATCTCGGCGCGGCTGTATCCGGCCATCAGGCTGTGCGTAAGGATCAGGTCATTGCCCTAATACAGGCGCAGCTGGGCGGCAACTACCTGGCCAAGGCCGGCGATACGGCCACGGGGGTGATCAAGCTCGCCGCGGCGGCGATCCTGACGGAAGCTGCCGCCGCCGTGCGCCGGGATATGGTCGCACTGCTGGACGGCACGCAGCATTTCACCGGCAAGATCCGAGGCGTTTCGACCATTGACGGCGATGATGCCCTGACCCTGACCACCAAGGACTGGGTGACGGCGCACGTCGCCGCTCAGCTGGCGGCAGCTCAGCCGCCCAACCAGACGGCGACGTTCGCCACTGGCGGAACGGGCTACAGCTGGACGGTCCCGCCCGGAGTCCGCAAAATCTGGGTGTACGTCAAGGGCGCGAAGGGTGGGCGCGGAGGTCGCTACACAGCCGGCCCCGACTCCACGAACATCGGCGGCATCGGCGGGTTCATCTCTGGGTCCAT